CCATCCCTGATTTTGGAATAAGCGTCCAAGAATAATTATGTGTTCTAAAGTTTGCGCCTCTAAAAATACTATCCCTTTCATCCATCGGACGTTTTCCCACCAATGCAGAATATCCAGACAAATCTTTCCACCAAGATCCGCCAGTAAAAAAATTTTTGACACTTTCACCCATACCAGCAGTAGTGGGGTCCCACAACCCACCCGTTGCTTCTGATTGTCCAGATTCGTAAGAGATACTATTTTTAGTATTAATATTCATAGGCATTGGTAGATGTATCTCTATCTCCGCACTTCCCGCATTAGTGCCACGAAGTGCTTGTTTATTTCTATAGGGGACCGCTGAAAAAGTCATCATAAGCGGTTGATCCATATCTCCAAATTTTTCTAAACCAAATTTTAATGCACCCATGAATATTCTCCTTATTACTATATATCTAAAAAAAAGAGAACTATATTTAAAAATGGCATACAAAACAAAGTATAAAACAAAGAACCCATCGAAATATATGGGAAATACATCAAATATTATTTGTAGATCTTTATGGGAAAGAAGAGTATGCAAGTACATGGACGATAATAAGAATGTTATTAGGTGGGGGAGTGAGGAATTAGCAATCCCCTACTACTCACCAGCAGATAAAAAAATGCATCGATATTTTCCAGATTTTATAGCAGAAATAAAAACCTCAAATAACTCCATTAAAACCTATGTAATTGAAGTTAAACCAAAAAAACAGACCATTCCACCAAAGAAAAAGAAAAAACAAAACAAAACATACATCAATGAATGTATAACATATAGTATAAATGAAGCTAAATGGAAATCTGCTAAAAAATACTGTAAATCTAAAGGTTGGGATTTTATTATTCTAACTGAAGATATTATTTTACCATAAATTATACTTTTTTTGTATAAATATAATGAAAGGAACAATCATGTCTTTATCAAATAGTAGCATTTCATATTTCAAAAATCACTATCTTTCAAAAGGATTAGCAAGACCAACCCGATATACGGTTGAATTTTCGGTTAGGGGATTGAGTTCTGTTCCACATACCCATGCAGAGAGTGTAGCTCTGCCTTCTAGGAATTTTGTAACTATTCAAGAACAGTGGTTCGGTCCTACGAGAAATATTCCAATTGGAAATAAATATGATTCTAGTGTGGTCATTACATTTCCTTTATCGGATGATCAAACCGAAAGGTCATTTTTTGAAAATTGGATGAACGGAGTTGTAAACCCAACAACAAATGAAGGTGATTATAAGAAATGGGTACAGCAAGATTCACTAATGATAATTAAAACACTGAGTACTAGTGGAGATGTGACCAGCACTTTTACATTCAATGAAGTATATCCTTCTACCATTATGCCCACACAATTAGACATGGGTTCAAGAAATGCATGGTCATCAATAACTGTCCAATTTGAATATAGGAGTTATGACTACAAAAAAACGGAGTAAAATAAACAATGAATCGACTATCAAATTTATTATTATCGAATGTACCAAAATATGAACTAACCATTCCTTCTACAAAGAAAAAATCAACATATAGACCATTTTTAGTAAAAGAAGAAAAAATATTACTTCTTGCCCAACAATCTAATAATGATTCAGATATGATTCGTGCAATTAAAAATATAATTGAATCTTGTGTGGACGATGTAACCAATGTAGGAAATATGCCACTATTTGATATAGAATATATGTTTTTACAAATTAGATCAAAATCGGTTGGAGAAATAGTAGAACCTACTATAATTTGCCCATCAACCGATGAAAGTATTTCTGTGTCTGTTTTAATTAATGATATTGAAGTTACATATAATAAAGACCACAAGAAAACAATATCTCTAAGTGATGATATCGCAGTAACTCTAAAATATCCTTCTTTAAATATAATTAATGAAAACAATACATCTATGGATTATACCGATCCATCAACTTTTTATAGTATTGTTGCCGATTGTATAGAACAAGTAGAAACCAAAGAAGAATCTATAGATGTTTCTACCTTAGAAAGAGAAGAAGTATTAGAATTTGTAGATAATTTGACCACAGAACAATTTGAAAATCTTATAGATTTCTTTATTACTGCTCCAAAGGTAGAACATGAGATATCTTATACTACATCGGATGGGGTAGAAAGGCAGGTGATATTGTCAGGGTTGTCGGATTTTTTCGGTTAGGGCTCGCACACACGAGTCTAAAAGATTATTATCGAATAAACTTCCAAATGATGCAATATCACAAATATAGTTTAAGTGAGTTGGAAGAAATGTTGCCTTGGGAAAAAGATGTATATTTGGCACAATTGATAGAATATATAGAAATAGAGAACGAAAAAATACAATTAAAATACATAGAAGAACAAAGGACACATTCGTCCCCATCCCCTTATTAGGCAAATATAAATGAAAAATAAAAAGGCAAAAGACAAAATTACAAAGAAATCTATTCTTTCTTATTTTAAACTAAAAAGGGAAGAAAATGATATAGACATATCACCAAAGTCTGTAAATGATATCCCACAAGTCCTCCCAGAGATGGTGGGGAAAACCAAAAAGAAGAAAAGACAAGAAAAGAAATATATTTCTCCAGAATTTAATGTTATTATTGACAACCTTAATAAAAAAATTAACTCCATTGGTAAATTACCGACCAAAAACATCTATAAGAAAATAACAAATAACAACACTACCAACAATAACTATAAAACCAAACCCACAAAAGAAATTACCAACAATAACTATAAAACCAAACCCACAAAAGAAATTACCAACAATAACAACATAACATCACAAAAAATCATTTCCTCGCCAGAAGAAATTAATAAAGTGCCCATTATGTTAAATGCTGAAGAACTAAAACAAGATAAAAAGACAAAATCACACCCAAAACAAAATTCATACAGTGAATCCAATATCATTGACAAAACAGAAAATATAATAAACAATATTAATAAAACACTATTCACAAATTTAAATTCTAAAGAAAAAACTGTAAATGTAAATCACACCAATAAATCAGAACCACAAAACGATAAAGTACCCACAATAAACAAAATACAAAACAACCAAAACACAAATAATACAAATAATACAATCAATAAAGACGAATCAAATATCATCAAAGAAATTCCTGTAATTACTGAACCTATGATGGTTAATAACAATAATACCAAAGAATCAAATACCCAACATAAAGCCATATCTAAAGTACTAAACAGAAGTACAAATACAGACTATATCACCAATAAAAAATCATATTTAATTAGTACATCCACAATAAATAAAATATTATCTGGTAAAGTCCATGTTCCCCAAATCATACCAGCATATGAAGAAGGTGGTTCGGTTAAACAAAAACATGGTGGACAGTTAATTGTTGCTGGAGAAAAAGAAAACGAAACAGTTATTCCAGATTCAAAAATAGAAAAACCATCACAACCAGCAACCGTGGAAAAAACAAGCAATGAAACTGCATCAACGGCAGCAACATCATCTTTAGATAAAAATGCCGCATTGAAAATGGACAACAATAACGAATCATCGGGAAATAATTCAGATGCTGGTCCCACCGTAATTAATGCAACTGGGGTACAATCACAAACACCAGCACCTGCTCCTGGTATGGCGTCAGGTTCAAAGGGTATTGATAACATGAGAACACAAACAATGTATCCTAGATGGAGACAATCTTTAGGATAAAGAGAAAGGGAGTCCCAAAGGACTCCCTTTTCAATAGAAGATATAAATCAGTTTACTCGTTCGCTAATTTTTCAAAATATGATAGAGCATCTGTATCTTCTTCTGGGGAATTACCAAATGATTTTTCTGCATCTTCTGCACCACTAGAATCATTAACTGTTTCAGCAGTAGAAGTATTTTCTTGTGTTGTTTGACGAATATCTGCACCGAGAACACCATCTCGTTTTACCTTCAATTCATCATATGATTTGAAATTTGAAGAGTCAGTAAATTCAGAAAGAGCATATTGTGATTTCCAAAGTTCTTCCAACTTTTCATCGTCACCATCAAACAACGAACTAGGTGAGTCAAACTCACTCTTGTCATAGTTAATGTAACCAGCAACTTTACGAACCTTTAATTTAAAATTCGCACCTTCCCAAAAATCAAATGGATTGATTGCATCTTCATCTGCAAATTCAGGATTCATTGATTCATTGATTTTATCAAAAATCTTTTTACCGAATTTGTAAAGGAATACCTTACCTTCGTTTTGTGGGTTGGCGGGGTCACTAACAACCATAATGTTCGCAGTATAATGTAAACGGCGCTTACGGTTTCGTGCAATGTCCTTATCCTTTTCTATCCCACTATTCCAAAGTTCACTATTGCTTTCGCATACAGGACATTTTTGTCCTAGTGTCGTTGGGCAATTTTCAATAAACCACCCACCCTTTCCCTGGAAACCGTGTGAGTAATACTTTGCCCATGGCAGGTCCTCACCATCTACTGCGGGAAGAAATCGAATAACTGCATAACCGTTGCTGGATTTATCCAATTCTGGTTTCCAGAAACGATCATCTTTATATGATTCTTTCTTGTTTGTTTCTTCAATTTTCTTAGTCAATTCATCAATACTTGACTTAGAACGCTTTTTAAAATCTGCAAATGACATAATGTGTCTCCTTTTTCTATTCACGGAACTCCCGTGTTCTTAAACTCGATTGGGAACTACCCAACCACAACAGTTTATTTATAATGAATTATAACCTAAATTTGGAAATATACAACCATTAAATTGGTAATTTTGAACTATTTTTTGGAAACATATTATATTCTCTCGCTTCTGATTCCAATTTCTCTACAATTGGCTTCGATAAAAACTTTGATGCTATATTGGGTTCAATATCATATTCCTCACATACAATTAAAACTGCATCTATATATCCTATATTATCATTTATTACCAAATCTTCTATTCTTTTGATAAATTCAAACTGAACATTTTCACTAAATAACATATGAGTCCTTTCTTTCTTTGCCGGATAAGAGATTTGTTATATATAGTATAACGCAATATAAATTAAAATCAACTGTTAAATTGATTCCTTGGAGATTTTTTCAACATGTCAGATACAACAAATAATATTAATATCCAAACATGGGGAAACACAGCCTCGATAGCCACAGATTATTCAAACAGTGGTGATGGACTTACTGCTACTCATCTACCCCTCAACAAAATGGTATGGGGTGAAGATGGGGCCGGTAATAGAGTTTCTCTCACTAATCCGCTTCCAATTCAAATTGGGGGACAAACAGGAGCAGTAGAAATTACAGGTTGGCTGAAAGGCGCAACTACTGCAACTGGTGGACAAGACGGATTCCGCATTCAAAACCTTACTTACAATGCTGGCAATACAGCAATAAGTTATCTTGCGATTTCTGGTAACACTCTTGGTGCTGGACATACGGGATATTGGATAGGAACAACAGGATATATACAAGGCCTTGCAGGTGGTACTCCAGTTGCAATTACTGGTGAGTCACACATTAGAGGTGCAATGGCAATTGATGCATACGGTCTTGGTGGAACATTTGATGTCCCCGAATATAAAAATTATGTACGAGGACTCTTGATTCAAGGAACATCAGCAGGAAATACTGCATATGTTGCTGGAGAAACATTCCCAGCGGGTGGATTCGGTGTTCCGATTGCAGTCACTGGTGGTCGAAGATTAGATTCATCAGTTGATAGCGTAACAGTATCAGGAACAGTAAGTACTACTGGTGGTTGGAAAGCAGCCGCTGCTACAGATTCCATATCAGTTTATGGACACGACCAAGGAGAAAAAGTTTGGACAAGACTATTTGCAGGTGATGGAACTTCTCTGGGTCATTCTGGTGATGCACTTAATGTAAATGTTACGAATGCAGGAATGACATTTAGTGTCAATATCGGTGCAACACTTGATATGGGTGTGACCGCTGCGGGTGGACCACTTAGAATTCAAGGACCAACTGGTTCTGCATATGCTAACTTTGACCCAATCACTGTTCGTGGTGAAGCAGCCGGTGCA